AGCCTCCGTAGAAAATATACAATTGTGAATCTTGACGTCGTCGCAATCAGCAGCAACCGTCATACCGATTACCATCTCAAGCGATCCGCCCAAACCTGACCTGATAGTGCTATTCAGAAGCGTAAAGCCGTCCGATGTTGCTGTTAGCGTAATACCTGCCGCTACATCAGCCAATCCAGATATAAGGATCACATTATCGAGTACAACGTTAGTTGTGCCCGCCGTAACTACAAAAGCGGCAGTCGTATCGTCCGATCCAATCGTGAATGTCGGTCTCAACTGTCCGCTACCTAAACCTCGTATTGTAATACCACATTTATCGATAACGACCTCATCGGTAGCCGTACCTGACGCCGACCCTGCATCGTTTACCGTTTCAGCGTGATACGGAGCAAGTAGAATAAGATCGCCCGAATCGTCGCTGCATTTACTTATAGCATAATTCAAAGTTGAAAAGGCCCGCTGCCAATCCCTGCCGTTATTCGAGTTTGACCCGTTTGTATTATCGACGTAAAACACATTACCGACAATACCTGGCGGATTAAGATAGACGCTTGTTCCTCGCCTTTTTATTTGTAATGGGTTACCTCTCGCCATAATACAAATCTCCTTACTTTCCCTTAGGCCGAGCCAGCTCGCCGACCCGGCCCGAAGGAAAAAAATGAATATATTAACTTGTTACTGTTTCGGATACATCCTGGGCGTATCGCGGCTCGTCCATTATGATAATGATACCTCCGAGCTTTGCACCATTAACAGTTTCTGCTGACGCCAGTTTTACGTATTCATATTTAACGCCAGAAACCAACGGCAAATCATCTGCATTAACTTCGATAATGGTCATGCCACTAACAGCGGCCTCAGTAGTTACTGTTGATGCCGCAACCCATGCCGCATTTGTGTCAGGTTGCGTAATATACTTGTATCGGAACGGTATCGCTGTCGTTGTATTCGACGCATCCGCATCGTCGCACGGTATTACTGTTAATGTCTCAGTACCAGCAGTCCCGGCATTAGTACCCCAGTAATAAATGAAATAACATTTATTGTACTTTGCCATACTGACAACATCTGAGTTTATGGACGTATCGTACTGGTCAACGAACGGAGTACCCGCAGTCGTGCCGTCGACAGTCGTGATTTGATGAAAGTGTGCATCTTTTAAGCTCATAATAAAATCTCCTTAATTAACTTGTTACTATATCTGTCGTGTCTTCTGCATAGCGTGCGTCATCCATTATAATCAGACAAGCCCCTACTTGCGGGTCGTTAGCTGGTTCCGTTAGATTCAAGTAACAATATTCGTACTTGACACCAGAAACCAGCGGCAGATTCTCAGCTGCTACTCTAAAGATAACCGCTTGACTATTGCCTGTTACAACGGTATAAGTCGAAGCCTGCACCCAAGCAGCATTTGTGTCAGGGGTAGCTATCAACTTATACTCAAACGGAATTGCAGTTGTAGTCGTGCCGCCAACAGAACTTATGGGGACTATCGTACAAACCGGAGCTGCCGTACTCCCTGTCCTTGCACCGAGCAACAGACAGAAATACGCAGTGTGATACTTAACCAAACTAACAGTGTCAGAGATAACGCCACCCTGCATAGAATCCGCAAGAGGTGTACCAATAGTCGTCCCTGTTACTCCTGCAAGTAGAACAAAATGAGCATCTTTTAAACTCATAATTTATCTCCTTATGCTCGCTCGTTGAGCGTAATGAACGGGCTAACAGTAGTATCTCCGTGTTTCGGAGTTATATCTGATGCCCACCACGGCTGACCGTCAAATCGAACAACAAACCTAAACGCGGTCTCATCTTCAAGGAATTTGAGATGTATACTCGTCGCAGTTTCCATTCCCATACCAGCCTTTGACAAAGTTACGTACTGGCTGAAGTCGGCAAGGATTATATCGCCCTTATCGCCGACTGTCTGACAATGAGGACTCCATTCGATAGGAGAGCCAAGTAAAGTAGAGCCAAGCGGGTTCTTAAGGTCTGCGATAAACACAGGTGCCCCGCCAGTACCGACGTCAAGCGTCAAAGCTGCTATTTGTGGCATTGCATCGGGTGCAATAAGCCAAATAGCGCTATTTCTTGACGGCGAATACATTCTCGACCACATTTTAAGTACGTTCTGCGTAACGATTGTATCTGCGTCTTGATCAGTTTCTATACTGACGGAAATAAGGCACGGGGAATTAATTAGCCCCAATGCTTCGCCAGCACCTGAACCATTTACGATATCCTCGTCTTTAGTCAAAGCGAACTCGGTTGATACCATCGTGCTGAGGAAAGTTTCCAAAGCGAGAGGGCTGTCGTTGAGAAGTTCGTCGGTCGAATAAACAACGCCGGTCATTTTATGCAGGTTTAACTCGCATTTTGCAAGCTGCGGCAGGCTCGTGGTCTTAGCAACGCCCTCGGCTGGTTTGTATATCGTAATACCGCCCGTCCAGCTTGTGGCCTGGGTAGTGTTATTTACAAACGGCAAGGAAAGATTGTTATTTACCGGAAAATCTCTGCATTTCGGAGCAATAACGCCCTTAGCATTCATAGCAGTCAAAAGCACTGTTGAAAATTCAGAAGGAATCAGGAAGCCGCCATCAGCGTTAACCGCTTCATTCATCCCGCTTGATTTGCAATAGTTCATAAGCTTTTCATTTGCTCGGCCTGCAATAACTGCCTGTGCAAAATCACCGAAACCATTCCATGGGCTTTTTTCTTCTTTAGCCTGAGCGGGAACTTTGATATCCGCTTTTAGCTCGGCTCTGACCTTTTCTTCGACAGCCTTTGTCATTTCTTCGATGTCGAGCTCTTTCGGGGTCGGTTCAGGTGAAACGGTTTCAATGTATTTAACCGCAACGCCTTCGTCGATTAGTGTTTGAGCGTCAGCGTCTGTTTTAGTATCTCTGATGTCGCCTTCTTTTACTTCGCCGTAATCTTTCAAAAATTTTATTAACATAATTCGGTTCCTTAAAAATGTTTACACTTTACCGCCTGCAATCTCCGTCATTACACGACTAATATTTCCGCTTCAGCTAATATCTCCGTCGTTTTATAACTGATTACTCTGGCATTCAATATACGCTTCCTTTAATACGCTTTAATATCCGTATAGCCTCGGCCTCCGGGTCGAATGGCGTTGTTTTCTTCTTCGGCTCTGCTGTCGGGACAAATAACTTGACCAATACCGGCATAGTCTCGATTAGATGTATCGGTTCCCTTATTGGCTCTTTTACTACTTCCACTATTGGCTCTTCGAAGATTGTTACTTCTTCTTCGAGTTCCATTTCATTTTTAGTACCATCTGATAATACTATTGATTTAGTTTTTACCGCAGTAGCCAAGGCCTCGGCATTCGCAGGGACAGGAACAACCGAGTATTCCAGTAACTCCCACTTATCATAAATATAAGTCGCTTCAGCAAGGTCAGGGCGTTTCTTGATATCGTCAGGCTCAGGTCTATGCCCTTTTATCGGCATGAATCCAATTGAAAAAGCATTAAGAAAGCCGCCTTTAAATAATTCATAGACCTCGTTAGCTTTTTCAGTCTCAGCAAACTTAGTCTTTGCGATAATGTCATTACCTTTACGCTTAATCCATAGATTCTTACCGATAGGCGTTTCCCAGCTATTATGAGCCCATAAAACTACAGGATTCTTCTTGTAATTATCCAGCAAGGCCCCTTTGGGTAGTAACACCTCGTTATCTCGGTCAACCCCGCCCGTACTTACAACAGCCGTTACAGTACGCTCGTTGTCGTCAATATCAGCCTTTGCTGCGATATATTGTTTTGTCTTTGGCATCTTTTTTGCTCCTTTTTCTGCCTGCCTCGACCTTTTTGGGCAACTTTATTTTAGTACCGAACAATTTATTTATATATTTAGTTATCATTAAAATTCCTTAACGATCGGAATCAGTGTACATCTGCATTGCGGGTGTAAAGGTGGATGTCTAATCTCTTCATAATCAAAAAGCAATTTACCGCCGCGATTGCCTTCGAATTCACTTCCCATACTAAAATAATTCTCGCCCAGACCCATCGTTTTACCATCCATTTCAGGGCACCACTGACAATTTCTATCGTCTGCAGAAATCAGCCATTCCTTGCCCTCAACGACCCCAGATGTTATATAAGCAACCTCAGCCCCTTCGTTCCATGCCCATATAGTCTCGGTTCTGCTTATGACCGTTGCCCTGGTACGTTTCATGTACTCAAACTCACCAACCAGCCGCTTGCGTATATCTACTGTTGTCTCGTTAGCGTCAAGGCCGCCAGCGATAGTATCCCTAATCTCCTTAGCTGTAGTTGCCGATGTTTGCTTCAATGTGTTCTTACGACTATCGACAGCCCTTAACACGCCAGGTGTCCGGGAATCGATAACCATCGGACTCTCTAATTGTGCCAATACCCTTTTGCCGCCTGTTACAACTGTAGCCTCGATAAACGGTTCCGCCTTTTCGAATAACTGCTTTGCCCATACTTCGCCATCGAACCAGCCACTTACAAGATCGCCGGGTAGCATTTTAACGTTCTTCGTAAACTCGCTATCCCATTTAGCCAGAAAATCGGCCTCAATCTCCCTGAATAGCTCCGTCATTGCTAACTCAAAGCCCTCGTTTACGAAATTGGTCGGATGGCCAACAGGCGGAAATCGTCTCGGAGCTTTAGACTTTGCTTCCTGTGGCTCTATGATCGATTCTGTCGGCTGAGTTCCTAATGGTGCTATATTCATCGATAGTAACGGTATTTCACCCCACATTACCGCCTCTTGTCCGTCTCGCTCCCGCTCCTGGTTAATTGAAGTATATCCGTTCTTGAGATTGCTCTCGCGTTCTTTGATTCTGAACTCTTTATCCTGCGGGACAGGGTTATCGAATGCGACAAACAGAGATCCGCCAACAGATTGCGGATATAATGGCATTAACTGCTCGTTAATCTTCTGTTCTGCCTTACGGAGTCGCGGAAGGATAGTATCTTTCATGTATGAGTAATCACCAGCCTCGGCGTTAGCCCTATTGACATCCTCAGTCGATACCTTACTTAGCGGCACCCCGAAAACGCCGGCAATCTCTTTTAATGT